AACGCTGATATATTTAAAACAGGCGGTTCTGGATTTACAAAAATTAATGTACCTGATTATGGTACGCCTCTTGTAAATGGTGCTAGTCAAACAGGTTCTACTTTAGCTATTGATGGCTTACTTACAGCACCACAACAAGGTGATGCATTTAAAATAGCAGGTGTTAACTTAGTATATACAGTAACTGCAAATGCTACTGTAACATCAGGTGGTACTACACTAGCTATTAATCCGGCATTAGCAAGTAGTCCTGCAGATGATGCAGTTATTACCTTCTTATCCACAAGTAGAGAAGGTGCTAATAAAACAAAATTTGCTAAATATAATTTTAATGGTACTGAAAAAGTTGTAATTGTAGATGGTTTAAATGAACCTGCATTATATGACAATGCTACATTTACTGTTTTAACAAGCGCACCTACAGATGTTATAGGGGCTACTTTTGTAGCAGAGGCTAAAGGTCATCTATTCTTTGCTAAAGGTGACACAGTAACTTACACAGCGTTTGAAACAGACTCTGACTTCTCAATAGGTAATGGAGCAGGTAATTTTAGAGTAGGTGGAACTGTTACGGCTTTAGCTGTATTTAGAGAACAGTTAATTATTTTTACTGAATCTACCATACATCAACTCACAGGCAGAGCAGTTTCCGATTTTGTAGTACAAACAATAACTGCAGATATTGGGTGTATTGATTCTGACACAGTGCAAGAGATTGCTGGTGACGTTATGTTCCTTGGCCCGGATGGGCTTAGACTACTAAGTGCTACAGATAGAATTGGGGACTTTGGACTAGCCTCTGTATCTAAAAATATACAAAGTGTTATGACAGGATTTATTTCTGCTAACACTTCCTTTACAAGTTGCGTAGTCAGGGAAAAATCACAGTATAGATTACTTGGTTATAATAATAATATTACACAAGAAAATGCTCAAGGTATCTTAGCAACACAGTTTGCGCCGCAAGGCGGTGAAGGAATGGCTTGGGCAGAAACACGTGGCATACGTGCTTATGTAGCAGACAGTAACTATAATCAAAATGTAGAACAAGTTTTCTTTGCCAACGATGATGGCTACCTGTACCAAATGGAAAGCGGTAACTCCTTTGACGGTACTAATATACAAACTACATTTGCTACGCCGCACTTACCAATTAGTGACCCACGTAAGCGCAAGACATTTTATAAGTTGTTTTTGTATACTGATCCGCAAGGTAGTGTCGCATTTGACGTAAGTTTAAAACTAGACTTTGACAGTCAGGGAACTATTCAACCCGCACCAATAAGTATTCAGAATACGCAGGGTACAGTAGGATTTTTTGGAACAGGTACTTTTGGTATAACCCGATTCGGTACTAAGCTGTTAAAGTTATTTCAAACACAAGTTGTTGGTTCAGGATTTACAGTATCATTTCAATTTGAATCGGAAGACGATAATCCCCCCTACTCAATTGATGCACTAACCGTTGAGTATGGATTAAACGATAGAAGGTAGAAACTATGGGACAAGGCTACACTAGAACCGATACTATTAATAACATAGCGGATGGTAACATTATCAACGCCGCAGACTTTGATGCTGAATACGATGCTATCGAATCTGCTTTTAATAGTAGTACAGGACACTCGCACGATGGTACATCTGGTGAAGGTGGGCCAATTACTGTGCTTGGACCAGCGCAAGATTTTGTAGCTAGTACTACTGAAATTAAACCAAAAAGTAATAACACATTAGATGTTGGTACGACAGGACTAAAGTTTAAAGACCTACATCTAGCTGGTACAGCTAACCTTGTAAATGTAACTACCACAGGTGATGTTACTCTTACAGGCGCAGCTAACAATATTGTGTTTGATGCCAGCGACAATGCACTAGAGTTTGCAGATAATGCTAAAGCTACCTTTGGTGCTGCTGCTGATTTAGAGATATACCATGACGCATCAAATAGCATCATCAGAGATACAGGCACTGGTAAACTAGCACTAGACGGTAGCACAGTTGAAGTCAGAAAAAATGATGGCTCAGAGGTTATGGCACAATTCGTAGAGGATGGTGCTGTAAGTTTATACCATGACAATTCTGTTAAACTAGCAACAACAGCAACAGGTATTGCCGTTACTGGTAGTATTGCTTTAGATGGCTTACACCTTGATGATAGTGAAAAACTTACATTCGGAGATAGTTCTTCACCTGACTTAGAAATATATCATAATGGTAGTAATAGTTTTATTTCTGACATTGGTACTGGTTCTTTAGTAATTAGTAGTAATGAATTAAAAATTCAAAATGCTGCTAATGATGAAGTTATGGCTCAGTTTACACAAGACGGTGCTGTAGCTTTATTACATAATAACGTAACTAAATTTGCTACAGATGCAGATGGTGTAGATGTAACAGGTCAAGTTGATGTTAGTACAAATGTAAACTTAACATCCGATGGTGGAATAATTAAGTTAGGCGCAAATGAAGAAGTAACACTTACACACGTACACAATACAGGTGTATTGCTTGACGTTGAGAATACCGTAACTAATGCTGTTACGGATGTACTGAAGCTACAAGCTAAAAGCACAGGCACACCCGCTACAGGTATTGGTACAGGCATTGAGTTTTCTACAGAAACCGCTGCAGGTACTCTTGAGACAGGGGGTGTGGTTGAATCAGTAACAACTGACCTTACACCTACTGCAGAACACTTTGACATGGTATTTAAAACTATGGCGGCAGGTGCTACTGCAGCAGAACGCTTAAAGTTAAACGGTAGCGGTGCTACTATTGGTAATATTAATGTCAACGGTAACACTATTATTAGTACAGATACTAATGGTAACATTGCGCTTACACCAAACGGTACAGGCGAAGTTGATATTACTAAGGTAGACATTGATGGCGGGGCTATTGATGCTGTTACTATAGGTACTAATTCAGCAGCAACAGAACTGCAAGTAGACAATATCAATGTTAATGGTAATGCTATTACCAGCACAGACACGAATGGTAATATTGCACTCACACCAAACGGCACTGGTGAAGTTGACATTACCAAAGTAGATATTGCTGGTGGCGAGATTGATGGCACAATAATTGGTGCTAACAGTGCAGCGGCAGGTACGTTTACTAACTTAACTGCAAGCACAAACTTAACACTTGCTTCTGGTGCAACAGTAACAGCTATTCTTGACGAAGACAACATGGCAACAGACAGTGCCACTGCACTTGCTACACAGCAGTCTATTAAAGCATACATAGCTGGTCAAGTTGGTGCAGCCAGTAATGTAACAGCCACAGGAATTACGTTTGATGGCTCTACAACAGGTGATAGCGTTACCACTACTCTTGCTATCACAGACCCTACATCTAACAGAACTTTTACTTTTGCTGATGAATCAGGAACTGTATCTACACAGGCATTTGCAAATGGCGCAGCAGTAGCATTAGCTATCGCATTAGGATAACAGAAAAGACTTGACAAACCATATAAATTATGGTATAATTAATGTACATTAGGAGTAAATAATGGCAAACGCTTTTAAGCTAAAAACATTCTCTGCTACACATGGCGCATCAGGAAGTGGTACTGCTGCTGATACTGATATGACTATATACACAGGTAAGTCTGGAACAGAGACAACTATTATTGGGATGTCTATTGCTAATATTGCAACATCACAGATAACTGTCGATGTTAAGATAGAAAGCGATACATCTGATACTGAAGTAAATAAAAACGTATTCTTAATTAAGGATGCGCCTATTCCTGTGGGTGGTACACTTGTGCCTATTGGCGGCGATCAAAAAGTAGTACTTCTCAATACAGATGTATTAAAAGTACAATCTGATACTGCAAACAGCGCAGATACAACTTTGAGCATTTTGGAGATTACTTAATGCCTTATCTTGGTAACATACCAGCCGTAAACTTTAGCACAGCAGCGTATCAAGACTTGACTGGTGTAACAGGTAGTCCAGCAAAGCGTGGGTTTACTCTTACCCATGCTGCAGGTAGCGCACAAGATGTTGAAATTTTTGTCAATAACGTGCGACAAGAACCAAGCGTAGCCTATACTGTAGCTGGTACTGCCTTGACTATGTTGGGTGATGTAGAGACTACAGATGATTTCTACGTGGTATTTCAAGGAAAAGCCCAGCAAACTGTAACACCGGGTGCTGGTACAATTACAAACGCTATGTTTGCTTCTGGCACAACTCTTGGTGGTGGTAGCTACT